GTCAAATCTCTGGTGCGGGTGGCGATTTAATCTTTGATGCCGACAGAGATAATGAAAAAGCCAGCAGCGTAATGTCGTTTAAGGTAGACGGCTCAGAACGTATGCGCCTCGACAGCAGCGGTAACTTGCTGGTGGGTAAGACGAGTGCTGACCTTTCGCTTACTGGCATACAGGCAACCTCTAGCGGTCAGGCGTTCTCAGTTACTAGGGATGGCGGCGCACCTTTTAACTTGAACCGAAAAAGCTCAGAAGGTGAAATTGCAGGGTTCTACAAAGATGCTGTCAAGACGGGTGCTATCGGCGTTCGAAGTAGCGACTTGGTAATATATAGTTCAGCAAGTGGACATGAGGGTTTGCGTCTGGGTAATGGCGCAATCGTGCCAACGAATAATACTGGGGTATCAACGGACAACGCTTGTAACTTAGGAAGTGCAGGAGGGAGGTTCACCGACGTTTATTTAGCTGGCGGTGTTTTCTTGGGCGGAACTGGTGTGGCCAATAAGCTGCATGACTATGAAGAGGGAAGTTGGACACCCGTGATAGGAGGTAGCTCTTCAACTTCGGGTCAATCTTATAGTCAACAACATGGTACTTACACAAAAATTGGAAACGCTGTACATCTACACGCCTATGTTTCTTGTACTGCTACAGGGACAATGAGTGGTAGTTATGCTACAGTTCAAGGTTTGCCGTTTAGTGTTGCTAATAATAATGGTTCTTACGCAGCAGTTAATGTTGGGTATTACTCTGGTCTTGGGATAAGTGTTACCAGCATACAAGGGTACACAAACAAAAACGGTAACTTTGCTTATTTAACCCATTCACCCTCAGCACAGGCGGCAATAAGCTATCTTACGCCTTCACAGTTGGGGACAACAGCATCGTTAATACTTTCCATAACGTACAATACAGACTCATAACCACCCCTGTTGGATTACAGGGTAGTCAGTCCAAGCCACAAAGGAGAAAAACGATGGCACTTACAGAGCAAGAAGTACAAGATAAAATAGAGATCGTATCAGAACACAAAATGATACAGGTCAGAACCGCAACGGTCATCAAACGTGATGGTACAGAGATAAGCCGCAACTTCTCACGTCATGTTGTTGCGCCAGATGCAGATATCTCAGGCGAGAGCGCAGAGGTGCAAGCCATTTGTGCAGCGGTACACACGCAAGAAGTTAAAGACGCCTATGCAGCCCATTTAGCTGCTAACGCGTTAACAGAATAAGGAACTAGCTAATGACCAAGGCGAGAACACTAGCAGACTTCACATCGGACGGTAGCCTCTTAGCTGATGGACAGATCACTGTGTCAGAAGTTGTTGGTGCTGCGCCACTAGCAAGCCCTACGCTCACCGGTACTGCTACAGTAGCTGGCAACCTGTCAGTTGATAGCGGCACAATCAAGCTCGACGGCAACTACCCCAATGGTACAGGCAACGTGGCGTTGGGTGACGCTGCGTTAAATACATCTATTACAGGCAACTACAACACGGCAGTTGGACAGGTCGCTGGCACGGCTCTTACTTCCGGCACAAAGAACGCATTCTTTGGGTCATATACTGCGGATGCAAACACGACAGGCAGCTATAATACAGCAATAGGTCAGGCGGCATTTAGCGCAAACACTACAGGATCAAACAATACATCTTTGGGTAATGACGCACTTTTATCCAACACCACCGCAAGCTATGGCACGGCTGTTGGGTGGACAGCTGGGTACGCCAATACTACTGGCAACGTAGCCGCATTCGGAGCGCAAGCACTCAAGTCTAACACAACAGGCGTTTACAACACGGCTGTTGGAGGTTCAGCACTTCAATTTAGCACAACAGCTAATTACAATACCAGTGTGGGATTCCAAAGTAGTTATACAACAACAACAGGGGGTTACAACACGGCTGTTGGTTATCAGGCTGCGTTCAGTAATACCACAGGTACTCGTAATACTGCCATTGGTTTTACTGCTGGGAAGGCACTGACCACACAAGGCTACAACGTCTTTGTTGGCTCATACTCTGGGGATGGCGCTACTGGCACACAAAACGTAGCTGTTGGTGATGTTACGTTAAGAAATGCCTCTGGCGGTCAAAACACAGCCATTGGCGCTGAGGTACTTACCTCCATCACCACCGCATCCCGAAACACGGCTGTCGGGTTTCAGTCTATGTATGCCAATACAACTGGTACTGAAAACGTGGCTATGGGTGCGTATTCTTTGGACGCCAATACAACTGGTACTTCCCTTACGGCTATAGGTGATGCTGCAATGTCGGCAAACACTACTGCAGATAATAACACAGCAATAGGCTCCGAAAGTTTAAAAGTTAATACGACAGGGGCATCTAATACGGCTATAGGCAAGAAGTCACTGTGGTCCAACACCACCGCGCCAGAAGGGACCGCTGTTGGTTATCAGGCTTTATATAGTAATACTACAGGATCTACCAACACGGCATTAGGTAGACGTGCGCTTTACTCTAACACGACTGGCGTTCAAAACGTGGGCTTGGGTGGAAGGGCTTTAAACTCCAACACATCTGCAAATTACAACACTGCTGTTGGCATGGACTCTCTTTATTCCAATACAACTGGGGCTAATAATACTGCTTTAGGGTGGCAGTCAATGCACCTTAACACCACCGCAAGTAACAACACTGCCGTGGGGTATCAGGCGGGGCATGCTACTACAACAGGAGCAAGCAACGCATTTTTTGGTAGACGCACGGCTGTAACTAATACGACGGGAGCAAGCAATGCGGCGTTTGGGGCGAATGCATTATCATCAAACACAACAGGTGGTCAAAATGTTGCGATAGGAGAATCTGCTCTTACATATAATAGCACCGGAATCGGAGGAACAGCGGTTGGGTATCGTGCTCTGTTCGCAAACAATACAGGCAGCAACAATACTGCTGTGGGCAGAGATAGCCTCCTAACGGCAACAACGGCATCTGATAATGTGGCTGTTGGTAGAGAAGCAATGAAGAGAGCCACAACTGGTTATTCAAACACAAGCATTGGTACAGAGGCATTAAAAGAAGCAACTACAGGATACCAAAACGTATGTGTGGGAAAAGACGCTGGTGGTGAAATTCGTTCAGGGCATAACAACGTCTTTATAGGATTTTCGACGGGTAATTACACCGTGGATACAACCACAGGTTCGGGAAACGTTATAGTCGGTAACTATTCACGATCAACTGCAGTGGGAGGAGCCTCTGGCGATTACTCTATGGGTTTGGGTTATGATTTGGCTTGTGCAGGTGGGTACACAACTCTTGGACAATCAGGTAGTGACATACGCGCACAACACGGCGTTGCGACTTGGGCAACCGTATCAGATGAGCGTTACAAGAAAGACATTACTGATTCTACAGCGGGTCTGAGCTTCATCAATGATCTGACGCCTCGTACCTTTAAGTATAAAAACTTAGGTGAGCTACCTGATACCTTTAATGCTTACAAAGAAGGTTCAACAGACACCTTTAAGAATAACTACACGAACCACGGTTTTATAGCACAGGAGGTTAAGACAGCTATTGATGCTCACCCTGAGATTAAAGATGGCTTCACTCTGTGGGATGATCGTGAGGATGGCTCTCAAGAGGTAGCAGAGGCAGCGTTAATACCTGTCTTGGTTAAAGCACTACAAGAACTTTCCGTAAAGAATGATGCTCTTGAAGCACGTATCGCTACTTTAGAAGGATAAGACTATGGAACTAACAGCAGAAGAAATCGCACAGAACTATACAGCAATGGGTCACTCTGTTGAGCTGTTGAACGCTGGCAAACCAGAAGACATGGAAGACGCCGATTGGACAGATACAGTTGCTCGTAACGTTGAGCATCTGCAACTCATGGTGGCAAAGGACTACTGGACAACAGAGGACATGACCGCCGCTAACGCTGCAATCGCAGCTAACTCTTAACCCCCCGCCAAAAGGAGATCAAAATGGCAGAAAACAAAAACACCATCACGATCAACGGTACCGAATACACTGAAGACCAACTAACAGATCAACAGAAGGTGATGGTAAATCACGTCTCTGACCTCGACCGAAAGATCGGCTCAACCCAGTTTAATCTGGATCAGCTGAATGTAGGCAGGGAAGCATTTGTTAACATGTTAACACAATCGTTGGAAACACCAGCGCAGGAGGCAGCTGAATAATGGAAATGAACGCGCTTTGGGACGTCGGACTAACTGCGGGGTTAGGCTTCATCGTGTGGTGGGCCAAAAGCCAGCATGACGAACTGCGGCGCGTTCAAATCCTTCTCAACAGAACCAGAGAGGAACTCGCCAAGGAGTATTCGACCAAAGTCGAGAGCAACGCATCCATAGACCGACTTATAGTTCGTTTAGATGCTCTCGACAATAAAATGGACAGGATGCTGGAGCGGTAAGCTATGGACCCTATTAGCGCAATCGCTGCGGCAACAGCGGCCTTCCAGGGTATTAAAAAAGCGGTGGACGTAGGCCGCGACATTAGTGGCATGGCTGGTACTGTGGGTCAGTGGTCTAAGGCTATTAGTGACTTGGATTATATGGAAGAACGGGCGCGAAAACCTCCAGCATACAAGATGTTCGCGAACACTGAGACTGACGCGATTGAGCTGTGGGCGCATAAGCAAAAAGCCAAGGAGATGCGTAAGGAATTAAAGGATCATATCTCTTGGACGTATGGGCCATCAGCTTGGGAGGAAATTCTCAGGATGGAGGCTGAGCAGAGGAAGATACAGAGGGACTTAGTATATAAAAAGCAGGAGTTCATAGATAATTGTTTGAATGCGATCATTATCGCTTTGCTTCTTCTTGGTGGAGTAGCTTCGCTAGTATTCGTTCTGTATTTGTACAACGAACGCAACGGGAATTACTGACTATGTGGTTTCTTGTCTGGCTTTCATTCCAAAACAACCATGTCGAGCACTACGTTCTAGGTCAGCACGCCACAGCACAGGCGTGCGAAAAAGCAAAACAAACCGCTGCGGTGCTCATCACCAACAGCACGACCGTGGTGTACTGCCTTGACGCTATACAGGAACAAAAAGGGTGATTACGTGGTGTACGATAAAAACGGCAAAGTCGTCATCATTACGCACCACAAACGCAGAGCAATTCAATACGCACAGAGTTTGAAAGGGAAGTAGATGGCAGACAAACCTATAAGGAAAACGACAGGCAAAGGCGGGAACTACCGCAAGACAAAGTCTGGCGCTGGCATGACAGCCAAGGGAGTTGCTGCGCACCGACGCGCGAACCCCGGTTCTAAGCTAAAGACTGCTGTGACAGGCAAAGTCAAAAAGGGCAGCAAGGACGCCAAGCGGCGTAAGTCGTTCTGCGCACGTTCGGCTGGTCAGATGAAGAAATTCCCTAAAGCTGCAAAAGACCCGAACTCGCGTCTGCGGCAAGCTCGAAAACGGTGGAAGTGCTAATGGCAAACGCAAAACCTACAAACGCAGCATTGTGGTCAAAAGCAAAGTCTGCGGCAAAAGCAAAATTCAAAGTTTACCCGTCTGCATATGCTAACGCGTGGGCAAGTAAGTGGTATAAATCTAAAGGCGGCGGCTGGAGCGGCGGCAATAATAAGGTAGCTAAACGTGGCAAAAGCAAAAGCAAAAGCAAAAAAGCCTAGTGCCAAAGGTGGCTTGGGTAAATGGTTCGGTGAAGAGTGGACGGACGTTAAGACAGGTAAAGCCTGTGGACGCAAATCGGCTAAGGGTAAATCCAAAAGGCCGTATCCCGCTTGTCGCCCTAAAAAGGTTGCGTCGAAGATTTCTAAATCGGAGGCAGCAAAGAAGACCGGTTCTAAGCGAGTGAAGTGGTCAACAACAGCCAGCGGAAAGAAAAGGAAAAAGTAATGCCATATGGAAAAGGTACCTACGGGAAACAGGTCGGAAGACCTAAGACCAAAAAAAGTTCAAGTAAAAAAGCACCGTTTAAAAACTGCGCTACTTGTAAATCAAAAGCCGCCTGTAAAAAAATGGGCCGTTGCATGAAAAAGAAGAAGTAACATGGCTTACACCGTTATTGACGATTGGAAAATTATCCCACGGCTAATGATGCTCGCAGTGACGGTGCTCACATATCAGGCTGTGCATTGGTTCATGTCGCTTTCCGACCCTTCCATTGCTCAGTCTGGCCTTGTCAGCGTTTGTATGGGTGCTCTCACAGGGTGTTTCGGCATCTGGATGGGTAAAGAAGCAACTCCGAGTGGAAAGTCTGAATAATATGTGTTAACACGTAAACAGAAAGGTGTGGTTCTATGATACAAGCATTGATCGGTCCAGTCGCGAGTTTAGCGGGAAGCTGGCTACAAGGCAAAGCGGATAGGCAAGCAGCCGCTACTAACCTTCAGCTGGTGGAAGCGGAAGCAAAAGCGACGATTTTAAAATCAGCCGCTACAAGCGAGGCGGACTGGGAACGCATAATGGCGCAAGGCAGTCAGAACTCGTGGAAAGACGAATGGCTTACAATTTTGTTCAGTATTCCACTTGTTTTAGTGTTCTTTGGGGACACCGGCAGACAAGTAGTTGCGAACGGGTTCGCGGCTTTAGAGACCATGCCTGATTGGTATCAGTACACTCTTGGCGTCATCGTCGCTGCTAGTTTTGGTGTGCGGTCAGCGACTAAATTCTTCGGCGGTAAACGATGATGGAAAATTTAAAGCTTCCAGTTGCACTTGTTGCGGCAATGGGCGTCCAGCTTTGTGGTGGTGTGTGGTGGGTATCACAGCAAGCGTCAACAATATCGAGCCTCGAAGAAACCGTTAGCCAGCTTGGTTCTCGAATGGCAATCGAGGACAACGTTAATTTAAAACGCGATGTGAAATCAAACGCTGCGGAGATTGAGGACATTTGGGCCGATCTATCAGGCATGATGATGAGCATCAGTCAGATCAATTCGATCAAGCAACGAATAGCGCTACTCGAAAATGATATGAAATACATCAACCGGGATCATACCGGAATGATGAACACGAAAGGTAAATGAGCATGGCTTACAAACTAGGAAACAGAAGTATCGCAAAGCTTGAAGGTGTGGACGAACGACTGCAAGCCGTAGTCAAAAGCGCAATAGGTCAAAGCTCTCAAGATTTTAGCGTGATCTGTGGCATGAGAACTATTGAGGAACAGCGCAAGCTGGTCGCTAAAGGCGCGTCACAGACGATGAAGTCTAAGCATATCGAAGGTTTGGCTGTTGATCTTATGGCGTACGATGCTGACGCATCTCCATCTGGCCGCTGGGAATTAAACCTCTATGACGAGATTGCAGATGCCATGAAGAAGGCCGCGCAAGACTGCGGCGTTGCTGTAAAATGGGGAGCAGCGTGGAGTGTGGGTGACATACGAGACTGGACCGGCACGATGGAAGAGGCAATGAACTGTTATGTAGACGAAAGACGCTCACAAAATCGCAGACCCTTTATTGATGGGCCTCATTTTGAGCTTATAGTTTAGGAGAACGTTATGGCCGTCTTTTCCATAAAATCGTTTGGCGGCATAGCCCCTGTTGTACCCCCGCGTTATCTGCAAGATAACCAAGCGCAGACAGCCCTAAACTGTCCTGTTTTCCGAGGGAGCATTCAACCTTTAGCTGATTTAGGCGCATCGGTGGCAGACTTGCCTAAGACTGGAACTATCAAGTCGTTGTATCGGTTTGGGCAAGATACTCTTTCAGATAATAATTACTGGTTTCATTGGAACGCAGATGTAGATGTGTGCAGAAGCCAAATCGCAGGAGATGTATCGGAGTGGACATTTTTCACTGGCGATGGCGGTCCCAAAGCCACGTACAACTCAATAGCGTTGTCGGGGTCGAACTACCCTACTGTTACTCGGCCTTTGGGCATTCCCGCACCGGTAGCACCAGCCGTCGCTTCGCCAGATACTTTTACGCCCACGGCACACGCTGCTTCTGTCACCTTAACTGCCAACCATATAACCAATCTTACAACAACTTACGGTATTATGATTAGCACTGTAGCGGACGATTCTAGTGACTATACAACCATTAGCTTGTCAGGAACGATTGACGCCTCAAGCGTAAAGAACGCCATTAACAGCGCACTGTCCACAGTCTCCGCGTCGGTAGATAGCGGCACAGTCAAAATAGACACAACCGCTACGGGTGACACTGCCAAATTGTTTGTAAAATTTCAAACAGGCACAACACCAAACACCGAGGGAACGTTTTCTTATGACAGTAGCCCAGACCTACAGGCTACAGGTACAACAGATACTGATGCGTTTTTGGTACTTACTGACGCTGAGATCGGGTCAATTACGTCGGGGGATAAATTACACATCAGCACTGACGGCGGCACTTGGATTAATGATGTTGCTTATACGTTTAGTGGAACTTTAACAGCCGCTGCGTTTGCGACGCATTTAGATACTCTTCTTACGAATAAAGTTGAGGCAACAGCCTATGGGTCGTCTGTAGTATTGACCCCCCACACTCAAGGCGGTGGGGCATCGGATTTTATTACATACGAGCGTAAGACCATCAACCAACTGGAAAACGAAGAGGTGGTAGCCGTAACAATTACAGAAACAGGTTCAGAGTCTGCTGGCCCAGCTAGGTTGTTTATAACTCAAGCGCACATGGACGCCATCGAAGGCCAGTATCTTGCGCTAAGCGTGAATGGCGCGGAAAACATTCTATCGGTATCAGACCCCGCGTTCCCTAGCACGTTTAGAACGTTTTCGACGTATGGGATTAGCACTGAAACTCACGGGTCCATTGAACCCTTCGCCATCGTGTCGACAACGTCTGTGGGGTCGTCCGCTACCCTTCGTGTTAGAACCGGTGATTACCCCACTGAACCAACGTTTACGACGCAACAGGCCGAGGGGTATGAGGATGAGGACGACACGCTGGAAACGCGTGTTTACGCGTACACATATGTAAATAAGGAAAGTGGGTTTGAATTTGAGTCTGCACCGTCTGGTCCTTCCGGTTCTGTAGACGTCCGCGACGGTCAGACCGTAACACTGTCAGGTTTTTCTGGCGTGCCAGAGGGAGATTACATTATTACTCACAAGCGAATTTATCGCGCTGTTCGAGGCGTTTATTTGTTTGTCGAGGAAATAGGCATTGCGGATGCAAACTTTACAGATGACGTAGAACCAGACAACCTCGGAGAAGAACTGTTTACACTAACATGGTCGGCACCGCCCCAAACGCTTAAAGGGCTGACCAATCTACCAAATGGTTTGATGGCTGGTTTTAGTGGGCGAGACATATATTTCTGTGATCCCTACCACCCTCACGCATGGCCCGAACAGTATATCCAGACGATTGATTATCCTATCGTGGGGCTGGGTCGCATGGACACAACACTGGCGGTTCTTACCAAAGGCACCCCTTATTTCGTCCAAGGAACTCACCCGCTCAACATGGCTGTGGTAAAGTCGGACCTTGAGCAAGCATGTGTGTCTAAAAACAGTATTGTTAGTTTAATGGGTGGGGTAATGTACGCTGCGCCAGATGGGCTAATGCTTCTTTCCCCCGGCGGTTCGCGCATCGTTACGGAAAACTTATTTGACTTTACGCAATGGCAAACTTTTTTTAAGCCCGAAACAATCCACGCGTACCAACAAGATAATAAGTATATCGCGTTTTATAACAACGGCACGCAGAGCGGCGGGTTTATTTTTGACGTCCGTAGCGGTCAGTTTATTCTACACGACATGTATGCCGACGCTGGCTACCATGATCTTTTGAGAGACAAGTTGTTTTTAGCGGTCACCGAAAGCAACACCAACAAAGTTAAGCCTTGGGGTTATGGCAGCTTAAAGTCATACACTTGGCGCTCTAAAAAGTTTACTCTCCCACAGGTTATGGGTTTTTCTTGTGCGCAGTTGGAAGCCGAAACGTACCCAATAACGCTCAAGTTCTACCTAGATAACACGTTGTACCACACGCAGACGGTGCAGAACCGCAACCCGTTTAGACTACCTGCTAAGGTTGGACGCGATCTTGAAATGCAAGTTGAGGGGTCAAGCGAAGTGTTTTCTCTATCAATCGCCAACTCAATGACGGAGCTTGCAAGTGGCTAATCTACCTACAGTATCTACCCCACTCCCAAGAGATTTGCAGGGGTTTGTTCAGCGTGTCCGAGAGGTCATAGACGGAAATGGGCTAGATGCGGTTGTAACTGAGCGCAAACTTATTTCTAGGGGGCTAACTGCAACTTCAGTAGGTGGCGTCGCTGTGGTTGGTGAGACTATAGACACTCCTCGCGCTCCACGGAACGTGACCACTTCGGGCGCATTGGCAAATATTATTGTTAGCTGGGATGGGCCTAACTATGGAGGTCATTCGTATAGCGAAATATGGGCGCATACAGCAGACCTGATAGGCGAAGCCGTTCTTGTTGGAATGACAGCTGGAGATAACTTTTCCCACAATATAGGCGCTGCTGCGGTTAGATATTATTGGGTTAGGAATATAAACCGGAACGGTGTTGCGAGTGCTTTCAACGCCACAGCGGGAACTCAAGGCTCTACTGGGCAAGACCCCGCTTATCTTTTATCTTTACTAACTGATGAGATTACTACCAGTCAGCTCGCTGGCGCTCTCAACACAAGGATTGATTTAGTAGACGCCGCTGCCAGCGTGACTGGTTCTGTCAATGCTCGTATTCAAACGGTGTCCTCAACAGTAGGAACAAACACAGCTGCTATACAAACAAACTCAACCGCTGTTAACGGCTTAGAGGCCCAATATACAGTAAAGATTGACAACAATGGCGCAGTAGCTGGTTTTGGTTTAGCCAGTACAACTACAGGGTCAGGCAATATTACTTCTGAGTTTATTGTTAACGCTGACCGCTTTGCAATTATGCGCGGTGGGTCCGACACAACAGCAGCTGTAGTTCCATTTGTTGTGCAAGCCACTCCGACCACGATAAATAACGAAACTGTCCCCGCTGGCGTTTACATGGAAACCGCCTTTATTAAGAACGGCACTATTAACAGCGCAAAAATAGGCTCTCTTACTGCGGACAAAATAAGTGCAAGCCTTCTAAACACTGTCGATTTTTACGGGAACACCATCGCTGGCTCGGAAATATATTTAGGTGGCACAGTAAATTATACACAAGACGGCGGTGGAAATAATATTGGCATTAGCAACGTGTCTTCTCCCAAGGTCTCTATGACATCTACGGGCGCAGTTTTCGCTGTTGACGCATTTACTATAGACAACCCCGGCGGTTCAAGCGTTACGCCTTTTGCGGTGGTAAACAACACGGTGCGCATTGACGCTGCTGTAATCGGGGATGCAAGTATAACCACCGCTAAGATCGGAAACGCAGAAATAACTACTGCTAAAATCGAAGACGCGGCCATAACCACCGCCAAAATTGGAAACGCAGAAGTAACTACCGCTAAAATCGAAGACGCAGCGATAACTACCGCTAAGATCGGAAACGCTAGTATCACAGATGCTAAGATCGGAAACGCAGAAATAACCACCGCTAAAATTGACGATGCAGCGATAACTACCGCTAAGATTGACAACGCGGCCATAACTACCGCTAAGATCGGAAACGCTGCAATTGGAACCGCTCAAATTGGTGACTTGCAAGTTAGCACACTGAAAATTGCGGGTCAGGCAGTCAGTAATACTGCGTTTGACGAAGATACAAAATCAGGGCAATGGAGTGGGTTTGAAACCGTAGCGGACTTAACTTTATCGACAGAGGGTGGAAACAAAGTTATTGTGCAGATGTCTTGCAACGCAACTATTGGGTCATCCGGCCAAGGGCAACCTGTTGTGCTCACTATGCAATTACTCAGAAACAATGTTCTTGTAGAAACATACGGACGATTATTTGATGATCAAACCTATGGAAACAGTATTGGACCGTCTGCGGTGTACGTTGATACAAGTGCAAGCGGAACGACAAACTACAAAACAAAATTAAATAGACAGGGCGATGGGACTGTTAGCTTTACCAGCTACCTTGTAGCTACGGAGTTAAAGAGATGACGTACGATTACTCACGCTACAATCTTGAAACTGGCCGGTTTACTGGTCGCGGTAGTAACTTAGATCAAGCCAATGTCACAGCTAAAGACGGCGAAGGCATCATCGAGGGGTTTTACGACCCTAGCACTCAAATGGTCCAGAGCGGCGCGGTGGTTAGTATCCCAGAAAATATTGTCTCGCAGGAACAAACAGACTCAGCTTGGAGTGACCTAAGATCAGTACGCTCTGAAATGCTAAAATTCACCGACTGGACACAAGTTTCCGACGCTCCTGTGGATGCGTCAAGTTGGGCAGTTTACCGTCAGGCGTTGCGCGACCTTCCAGAAACCACAACTGACCCACTAAACGTAGAGTGGCCCGAGAAACCAACAACGTAAAAAGGGATTGTTTTAATGTATTCTTATGTGTTAACGTGTAAGCAGAAGTAGTTATGGCTGAACCGGGTTTAATATTTAACGAGACACATCGCGTTGGTAGTTGGGTAGCTGACCAAATGCCTGACGGCGCGGACTTTCATAATTACTACGCTATGGGCGCTGAAAAAGAGGGCGAACTGGTGAGCGGGATCGTGTTTGAAAGTTACAACGGTCACAACGCCAACGTCCATATTGCTGTCAGCAAACCCAACAAGTTGTTTTTAAAGCTGCTGGATCACGCATTTATTTACGCGTTCGAAACATGTGGGCTTAAGCGGGTAACAGGGTTGGTAGATGCAGACCACGTCAGATCTATTCAACTAAATTTACATGTCGGCTTCCGCATAGAAGCTGTGATGAAAGAGGCTGGGTCAGCCGGTCAAGATTTATTGGTCCTCGTGCTGTGGCCCGAGAATTACTACAGAGGGAAAAAGTCATGGGAAAAAGCTCACCGCCGCCACCAGACTACACGCCACTAGCTGAGGCTAGTGCTGAAGCTGCACGTATTCAAGGCGAGATAGGGCGCGAGCAATTAGCTTTCGCAAGAGAGCAGTACGACCGTTCGGCTCCAATTATGGAGAGCATCGCCAACCAACAAATGGCTGCGCAAAAAGAGCAAATGGCTCAGGCGCGAGATTACTATGACTACCAGACAGCAACATATCGACCACTTGAACGTGGCTTGGTCGCCGACGCTCAAAACTTTAACACACAGGCGTATCGCAACAAAGTAGCGTCTCAAGCCGCCGCTGACTCAGGCGTGGCTTTTGGAATATCGCAGCAGCAGAATCAACGCGCGATGGCAGCTATGGGAGCCAACCCCAACTCAGGCCGTTTCGCTGGTATGCAGAACGCCACAGGTCTACAACAGGCAGCTGTACGCGCAAACGCTATGACGGGTGCGAGGAACCAAGCACAGCAGATGGGCTACGCAAGAAAGCTGGATGCAGCTGGTCTCGGACGTGGTCTTGCGGGTGCATCTATCGCCGCTTACGGCGGCGCAAACCAAGCGGGTTCTATGGCCGGAGGAAACGCACAGTCCGCAGGGCTGAACTACATGCGCGGCATGAGTATGGGTGCGGGTACTATTGGGCAAGGCCAACAAATGCAGCTTAGTGGTTTAAGCAGCGTACTTAACGCGCAGACACAGACTTATATTAACTCGCAAGATAGCTTTATGGGCGACCTTGGTGCGGTCCTTGGCGGTGCTGGAGCACTTGCTAAAGGCGGCGGGTTCGCGGCTTTACTCGGCGGTTCAGATCGTAGGATTAAAGAAAACATTGTCGAGGTAGGTGTCGACCAACGCACGGCGCTTCCACTTTACGAGTTTAACTACAAAGAAGAGTTCGGTGATCCAAATATCCGTTACGTTGGCGTGATGGCTGACGACGTTGAGCTTAGCTACCCAGACGCAGTGTACACAACCGAAAGTGGCTTCAAGGCCGTAAGATATGATCTGCTCGGTATAGAGTTAAAGGAACTGGTATAATGGCTAGACAAAACCGTTGGGCGCAATTCGGTAACGCTTTTAACGCTGTTTACAATGCGGGTACTCAGTTGCAGAGCGCATTCGCATCTGGCAAAATTGCCATGAAAGACTACGAGGATGAAGAGGGTAATAAACTTACCGGCCTTGCGTTAGACCGTGCCAAAATGGATGACTATGCTGCGATTGAACAGCGGTATGGCGATCCGATGGAAGCCCTGCGGATGCGAACTGGTGTGGAAACGTTAGGCCAGAGTAGGCTAAAAACTGACTACGACACTGACACATACGACGAGCGAGTTTTCCAAGGGGGGGCTGGCGCTTCTGCTAAGCTTAGAGCAGACACTGCGCTGACAAGCAGCGCCGCTGGTCTCAACGTCGCCAATGCTGGCCGTGTAAACGAACTAACTAAGGGATTGGGTTTAGAAAACACATTTACAGCAGGGACGCTTGATTCGCGTGTGAAGCGGGGTAACGCACAGAATACGTTTGACACAGTGAAAGCTAATCAGGGCGCTATCGCTGCTAACGACGCCAGCTACGTCGCAAACTTGATTGAGAAACAAAAAGCTGACGCGGCGGAGAGTCGCGCTAATGTAACACGGTTTGACTCAGAGGAGTATGCTGCCAGTTTAACGGCTACCGACAAGCAGACGACAGCTGAAGCTACTCTGGCGCGAAACGTTGCCAATTTACAAAATAGCGTCACAACCAATCCAATATACCAAGATAACTTTGTTGGGGCGGAACTAGCCAAAAGTGGTCGAGTTAGAACTATGGAGGAAGTAAACTTGGCGATTGCGCAAAACCCCAACACTTTAGCGTTGGCGGAGCAAAACCTTTCGAACACGTTAAAAACGGCAGAGACGGCGGCTCTTAACTTACAAACTAAATTCGACCTAGCGAACAACGCGGAATTTCAAGCTTATAATTACGCAGCTGGGCTATCTCAGGCCGAACGCGGGGATGTAGAAGGTAAAGAAGCTGTCCTCTTGGCGCAACAATCTTACGCGGTAAATCAATTTATTAGGGAATGGGGCAAAACTGCAAATCCAGACGACCCAACATCTATGCGAAACCTTGTCAAAGGCATCGCTAAAATAAACCCCATCATGGGACAGAAGTTATCTCAGGAATATGGCGAGCACGAACTATGGGAGATCACCAATAGGGGTCTGCGTATGAGAGCCGAAGTTAACGAAGCACTTGCGGCCAAAGGTGCTGCGGGGGCCAAAGAGGTTTTGGACAAATACAACGGCGCACAGCTAGGTGTAGACATCGTTACGAACGATGATGGCAGTGTGTCGATGGTCGAAACTAGAAACGTTGGCCCCGGCGGGAAAGAAAAGGAAGTTGCTCGTACAATCGCTACCGGTGCGGATGAGCAATCATTTATTAAAGACCTCAACGCGGCAATGGACCCTGCTAGTTTGATGGAATACTCCGCGAGCTTAATCGACATGGACTACAAACGGGCGGCTACTATGCTCGCTGAAGCGCAAGCTGGAGAGTTAAAAAAGGGTAAGCCTCTTAGTGCGCAAGACACGGCCTTCCAGATAATGATGAACCCAGATGCAAGTAATGAGAAAAAGAACTTAGCGATGGCGTTTTTGTTCCGAGACAACCCAGACCTAGCTGCAACCCTTATAAAGCAAAATAAGCTCTCTAGTCTTATTAAGGGAGCGGAAGGCGACGACGACGGCGTCGGCCTTAACGGTAACGGCGGTAACCTTAGAGGGCGCATAGACACATCAGCACCGACTACGCAGGAGGAAGTACAAGAAGCAGAAGAGGTGATTGCAGCAATACAGGCAGTACTTCCTTCGGAACGTGGTCCTCTTCTCAATGAACATAAACAGTTACTGAATAAGGTAGCGCCTGAGTTCCGAGAAATGGAAAACAATAAAATTACAGCAGCCGAAGAAATGCTTGAAAATAACATACTTACCGCAGAAGAACTTGAAGATTTTTTCAAACAACAGCAAACGCTGGCGAACGAAGAAAATCGCGGTCCAACAAGAGGGGGCCGTCGTCCATTCGTATCCTCTAAGCAACGAAGGGCTAAAGAAGTTACCGCTGCGCTAGGAACCATTGAGGGTCGATTAGAGGTGCTTCAAATTGTTATAAGTCAACAAAAAGGTCTCGCGGCGAAGGCTGGTAAAAAAAGAGGATCACGTGCTGGGGGAGATCAATCGGCAAAGGCAAACAAGAGGGTTCAGAGTTTAGTTGAAATGCAAAATAAATTATTAGAACAACTTAAAGAGCTGGAGCGCTAGGAGCGAGCATAATTATGGCGACGTATTTAGAGCAAGTTCGCGCAGCCTTTCCCGACCTAGACAAACAGGGTTATAGTGACGAAGAAGTTGTCATCTGGCTTGCTGATAAAAATGGTGCGGACCGCCAAGAGATTGGTGAGTTTCTTGGAGTGTACGACCCGAACCAAGGAGATTTTTCTCGTGGGGTTTCGTCTGCAATCGACGCCACGCAGGGGATGGCCTATGGCGCTGGTGCTTTGTTGGCAGACACCGTTGGCGCTGACAACGCTAGAGACAAAATGCTCGGTGGTTATCGAAGAAACATGTCGCAGATTGAGCTGCGCAGTAAGCCTACCGACAGCTACGAAGGAATTAATAACTTCAGCGATGCCGCCGCCTTCGCAAAATACTACTCAGGCTACGGGTTAGCGCAGGGCGTACAGGCAATTGCCACTGGTGGCTTGGGGGGCATAGTAGGTAAACAGGTCGTCAAGCAGGGACTAAAACGAGCGGGTAAAGACTTACTCGAAGATAGCTCACGCACTGCCTTAGAAAAGGGTGCTAAAGTTGGTAGCTATGGTGGGTTTGGTTCGCAAGCTGTTGGTACAGAGCTAGGTGCCACATACGGCGGAGCCGTTGACCGCGCCTCGGAAACCGGACAGAGTATCGACGATATTAATCTTGCAAAAGTTTACGGGTACGGCACCGCAGCCGGTCTTGTGGAAGGCGTCGCCGACGTTGCCACAGCGGGTTTGGCTCGCTTCGGACCAGCTAAAAACCTCCTAGAAACCGCTGCCAGCTCGCGCAAACGTAGTACAAACGTTCTGACTGGCGCAGTTAAAGGCGCAGCGATAGAAGGTGCTACCGAGGGTGTTCAGACAGGTCTTGAAGATTTAGGTGCAGGATACTCTGCGGAAGAAGCCCGGTTCTTTGATCCAACTTCTGTCTTGGCTGGGGCCATAGGTGGCGGACAATTAGGTGGCGTCGGTGGGCTTTTACGAACTCCGCAACAAAGCAGTACGGATCTAAACGAGACTGTAGAAGTAGCCAAAGCCAACGTCGGCGAACAGTTACAGCTGAACCTCGATGACCCGTCGACGCCGCAGCAGCTTGAGGCGCAACGCGCCGAGCAGCAGAACAAAGCTGAAGCCATAAATAAACTTAACAAGTCCCGACAGGAAGCTGAGAACGACGCGTTCCGCGTCGAAGCGCAATCGTTCACAAAGAAAGACTTCAAAAAACAACTCGCCGCTGGGCTAGAGGCAACTGTGGATGATCGTACATCTGATTTAGGTCGAGAATTTCTTAGCGAGTTGAATACCCCTACCGATGAAAACCCTACAGGTATTATTGACCCAGACGACGTTAAAGCTGCACGTACTAAATTTGTAAAAAGAAAAACTGACGAGCAAACAGGTAAGCTCAACGAAGCATACATATCTGAAATACAAAGACGGATAGCTGAGAAAGCAAAGAACCAAGATCAGATCGAACTGGACTTCGATCAAAAGACACAACAAGAAAAACAACAGCTGGAGCTAGATAAGCCAGCCCTCAGTGGTACAAAAGCTATCGAGCAGACTGAGCGTATGTTTGGCAAAGACTGGGTTGCCAGTGGGAACTATGAAGCCTTGGAAGCTGCGGTAAACGCACCCAAATTTAACCGCAAGAAGTACGCTCAGGCGTTGAATGAAGCAGTTAACTCACCTGTTAACGCGTCAACAGAACAAGCGTTAGAAGGTCCAAGGGGGCGGGTCCAAGAAGCGATTGAAGCTATTGCTCCTGCACTAGAAAGAGCGCCGCAACAAAAAGCAGTCTTCGAAACGTTTACAAACGCGTTGTTTAACAACCAAATGGATAAGTACATTCAAGTAAACATACGAAAAGGAAAAAAATACTACGCCCTAAATTACCAAGAGTTAGCCGATGATGCGGGGATAACAGGCAAGAACAATCGTACCACCGCCAACAATGCCATGAAGCGCATTATGCCGAAGCTAAACAAAGCGCTTGGCTTAGAGGAAAATGACAGCGGGGGTTTACAAAAACTACTTGCAGAGCTTGCGGCAGAACGAAAGCTTGAGACACAGCCGCAAGCACCGGGGCAATCTGAAACGAACGTTGGCGACGACGACATAAGGACTGGTGCTAAGCTAGACGACGTTGCCCCAGATAAAATTGAACAGACCCTTAAACAGATGCCAGCTGTGGGAGCAGACGGGCCAGCAACACGCGGTACGGTTACCAGAGCTGACGCCGACGAAGTGTTGGACGCTCAAGAAAACCTAGATGGAACAGCCGGTGAGCAGTCCGCGTTTGATCTAGGTCGAAGCACGGTTATATCTGCGGGGTCTGGTAATTATAGGGGCGTAAAGAAAGAAGACAAAGCCTTTACGCGAAGCCTTGTAAGCTCCAACGAAGAGGTAGCTGCGGTGGCTGCTGAGCGAAACCAGAAAATAGATGACGAAGTTGAGTCGAAGAGCGCCCTCCTTAAAGGCGTATGGGACAGCGGCAAGGCTCCTGACACAATGTCGTTTGTCGATCTGAGCGCAGCTGACAAGCGCGAAGTCTATTTCATAGTGCGCCAATACTTAGATGACCAGCTTGACCAAAGCATAAGTTCAGAAGCCGCTCTGGAACAAGTTCGCGCAGGAATTGCGAAGATAGAAACAACCTTACCTACAGCGGAAGAGAGCGGTACCAATGAAACAACAACTCAAGATGCCGAACCGAGGCGATCTAATGAAGCTGAAGAAGGGGTTCGACGAGAACGTGCTGCCAATCCTACAGGAGATGGACCAAGCGGGACAGGAAATGTCACCCAGAGCAAAGAAGCTGTTACAGGCGAGCAAGAAAACAAAACAGTCGTAGAGACTAAACCCGTTGAGAAAGCTGTTAAAAAGCCAAAAAAGCCACCCGCTAAGAAAGCTTCTAAAAAGCCAGAAACACCACCCGCTAAACTCGCTAAAGACAGGCTCATGCCTACGTCGTTCGTTACCGGTCAAGCCTTTGTAGCCGACGTTTACCACGGGACTACTACCGATATTAATGAGTTTGATTCCACGAAGCTGGGAGATAACACCGGAGCGGGGTCAGCGCAGGAAGCATTTTTCTTTGGCGGAAAGCCTCAGACCGGAAATTCTTATGCGACATCTAAGTCAGAACGGCAGAAAGACGCAGAGTACAATCGAGTTTTGAACGTATCTCGCAAATATTTGGGACAAAAAAAATTAAACGCTTCTGAGCAAAGCACTTTGGAGGACATGTTAGCTCGCGCGGCTGAAATGAAAGACGGGGAAAAACTTTTAACAGCTCTTGTGAAGGCGTATAGTCAAGACCCAAAAAATGGAACGCCTGTTTTGTCTATGGCGAGAAACTTTAGTCCAATTTCGAAGCCTCAAGTTCAGCTGCGTAGAATACGGATGAGTAACCCCTTCGTGTACGACTACAAGGGCGCAAAAATTAGGGACGTAACCTACCTAAGTTTAATCCAGAAAGCCAAAGCAGCCGGTCACGATGGCGTCGTTATGCTCAACACATACGACCGCGCTGGAAAAAGAAGGGCTGAGCTTACCGAGGAGGATATGGATAATATCTTTGCCGTGTTCGACGCGTCAGACATTACCAATACCTTTAAGCTTAGAGAAGACAAAACCAAGTTTGGTCTCCCCGTGGAAGCCAAAGAGCCTTCTACGCGCGTGGCGTTTGAGCAGGAAATAGAAAACCTAACAGGGCAGAAAACAAACTCACGTATCCACGTGTTCGATACATATAAGGAAGCTCTACAAGCTATCGAAGACGGCGCTGTTCCCGCAATGGATATCGAACGTCTGAATAAAGCTCAGCCGTATGGGTGGGTTGCGCTTGACGATAACGGTGATCCCCACGCCCACTTCGTCCTCAGTAAAGTTAGTGCTGGTCGTGAGAAATCGGCTTTCCTCCACGAAATGGGTGGTCATGTCGGCATAGATGGCATTATTCCTGCGCAAGATCAGAAAGACCTCGCCGATCAAATCTCTGATTGGGCGGGTCAGAACAACAATACACTGGAAAGCAATATTGCTCGACGTGCGATTGCTCGTGTTGCTGACGCACGTACGAAAGACAGTAAAGGCATGGCTTCTGAAGGAGCTATTCTGTCTGAGACCATAGCATATTTCTTGGAAGAAGCTGCCATTGCTGGCGTTGACCCAAGCGTGAACAGCACTGTGGCTAACTTTGTTAAAAAGCTACGTGATCTTTTCCGCATCGCTTACGAGAAGCTAGGGTTTGGCGAAGCAAGTACGCTCACCACTCAAGACATTGTTGATTTAGCCTACGGCGCAGCTCGTCTGGAGTTGATGCATGGTGTGTCTGAATTGAACACACAAAACCCGATGACAACGACGTCGATGCAAGCAGCTCGCCTTGGTGTTGCAAGCCGAGAGTACGTTAGAGAACATCTTGGTGGGGCAAACGCAGTACAAGCATACGATACAGCGGCGGGAGTAGCCGCCAAGGCAGCGCTTTCGCTAAAGTTCGTGCACAACATAGTACGTGACAACCGAGCTAGTATGCCAGCTTTGGGGCGGTGGTATGACGCCATGTTGAAAGTCGAAGCCACACGGAATGAAATAAAGCGTTCTCTTAACGACATGAAAAAACAAGCTCGCGCCTTGAGTTCTGAACGCCGTGCCGTGGTAAATAAATTCTTGGGTGAGAGTACATTTGACCAGCAGTGGGGCTACGACCCAAAAGAATACCACGCTGACTTGTTCGCGGGTAAAGAAGTTCAAATCAACACTGGGAAAAAGCTTCAGTTCGACAGGCTATCCTCTACAGAAAAACAGCTTGTTGCAGACATATTTTCTCACGGTGAGCGTATGCGACAGCGCAAAGCCGCCCTCGCCAAGAGGCTAGGCGTCTCAGGTAAGTTCTTTAGGGACGGTTCGCTGGAAGGCCCGTACGCCCCTCTGAAGCGCTTCGGCAATTACGTCGCAGAACTCAAGTCCGCTAGATTAGTGGAAGCTGGCAGAGCCGCAAAAGCAGCGGGAGCCACGAAAAAACAGAAAGAGTTGTACGAGACGCTCAAGTCTGACCGCAACCACTACATTGTTAGCTTCTTCGACACCGAAGGATCGGCAAACCGTTTCATCGACAACAACAAAAAGAACTATGCGTTTTCATCTCCAGCGACAGAGCGTTCGCCAGACCCCAACAGAGATAGGGTTTCGGATTCCGAGGTTTATGAAAAAGTTATGGGCGCATTGTCGGCTAGCGAAAGCAGCAATATGGACCCGAACGCAAAGGCAGCATTCCGCAACATGATACGCGGTATGTACTTCCAGTCTATGGATGAGCGCAGTGCTAGGACATCAGGGGCCAAGCGTCTTAATCGCGCTGGCTACGAAGAGAACATGTTACGCTCGTTTGAAAGCCACGCGGACGCCGAGGCAAGTATGATAGCGCAAATGGAGAACGGCACTGAAGTCAACACGGCGTTAGCCCAAGCGAATAACGAAACTCGTATTGACCCTGCTGACCCCGAAAGTATGCGCGACACAAATAAGAAACGCATATATAACAACATAGCTAAGCATTACGGAAACACTCTGACCCGAAACGAAACACCGGTCCAAGACATGGTTTCCACCGGTAACTCTGTTTATATGTTGCTGACCAGTGTGGGGTATCACTTAACCAACGCAACACAGCCGATGATGGTTTCGGTCCCACGCATAGCTGGCGACTTCGGCAACTACGGCAACGCTTGGAGCGGTATGTTCCGAGGTTATAAGTATTCTAGGGCTGCTGCTAAAATCGGCATGGATATGGAGACCGAGATTGATCTCGACAAAGTTCCACAAGAGTACCGTGCGCTTTTAAAGACGCTACAAGACCGCAATCTCCTCGACCAAGGTATGGAAGAAGACGGCGCGTTCGACCGTTTCAACACAGGTTCTGAGGTTCTAAATCGTGCGTCAGATGTACTCGGCACCATCACAAGCAAGTTGTACAACGTGGCTAAGTTCGTCGAGGCGCAGAACCGTATTTCTACTGCCATAGCCGCCTACGATGCGGCACGAGCCAATCCGACGAAGCTCGCTGCTATGAAAATGACACCCGAGCAGTATGCAACTGCCGTCGTCGAGGACACTCAAGGTAACTTCTCTCAGCTAGACGCGCCGTCTCTGATTAAAGCATTACCCAAGGTTGTCACACAGTATCGCAAGTACCAGCTTCTTATGGCGTGGCACTATTCCAGTGCATTCAACCAAGGGTTTTTAGGGGAAACTCCAGAGATTAGAGCAGCTGGCAAAAAAGTTCTCGCGTACTCTTTAGGTCACGCTTCTATGGGCGCTGGCGCTACGGGTATTCCGCTACTCTCTTTAGCTTTCTATGTCAGCACGTTCCTAGGCGTAGGCGACGACGAACCAATAGACATGGAGCGCTATATCAAAGAGAATATTGACGATGGTCCTTTGGGCCAAGCACTGTCACGCGGCGTGTTCTCTGTATTCGGTCTCGACCTAAGCACCAAGCTCAGCCAAGGCAAGATATTCCACCCCCTACCCTACGTAGATTTTGAGGTTGGTGAAGAAGGTGCGCGAAACATTATTATGGGCGCTGTTGGTCCCGCTGGTACAACGGGCGTCAATTTCTTCCGCGCAGCGGAGTATTTTAAACAGGGCGATCTACTTAAAGGTATCGAATACTCCATGCCCAAAGGTATCCGCTCAGCGGCTGAAAGCTATCGTCTGGCAACAGAAGGTATGACAACTAAGTCAGGCACCGTCGTCGTCGACCCGCGAGAGATTGATGTTGTTAGTCTACTCATCAACGCACTTGGCTTACCCGCCAGTGAGATCAACAGTCTCAAGTGGACGAAGGGGCAACAGTACGAGATACAACAGTATTTCAACAAAGAGAGTGGCAAGATACGCAGGAAGTACATCGAAGCCACGCGGAACAGAGACCGCAGCGGGCAAGCAGAAATGCGCCAAGAGTTCAGAGACTTACAAAAATCCAAAGATCGTGTGCGACCATTCTTCAACGATGCTCCCGGTGCGCTGAAGCGCCAAAGCATCAGTACGCTACTCAAATCGCCAAGCGCCAAGGCCAAGCTAGAAAAAAGAGAACAAGAAAAACTCAGATGATTTCTCCAAAGCCGCTTCTATTCTCCTCCCTATGAGGCGGTAACTACCCCCAGCCCGGCTAGGTTTCGCACTGCAACGGTTGGGGGTCTTTTTTTGCCCTCAGCGTGGGACACCTTTATCCTAACCTATTGATATGTTTAGGGCCGGATTTACTTTCCGTGGGACACCCTACCATTGATTTCATTGACATTTTTATTTAAATGGTGGGCGACCCTGCACTCCCAATAGGGCAGTTTTAGCTATATTTTGTTGACTAAAGTGTCCCACGTAAAAACACCGTGGGACACCCTACCAGTCTAAGGCCGCTAGAGATTTTAGTCCGTCCGCTGCCAAACCGCGTCGTTCGACGCCCTTGGTGTATATCTCCGACGTCCGCGCTTCTGTGTGGGACATGACAGACATTATCTGGTGTTGAGTGCTACCCGCTTCGGCCATCAGTTCAGCCATGGCTTTGCGCACCCCATGTGACGAACGCCCGTCTAGTCCTGCGGCTTTACACCAGCGTTGAACTCTAACACGCAGCGCCTCAACAGAGGTAAACGGTAGTCCTTTTTCGTTAAGAATGTAACTCGACCCGACCACGGTAGACAGGCGCGTGGCTTCAACTAGCGGTGGGAGCATGGGGATCGACACAAACGCAGAACCTTTTTTGCGCGGCTGGAACTCTAGCCACAGCTGGCCGTTCCTAGTTTTTTCTTGGCCGCGCCCAATCCATAGTGCGTCGCCAATACGACAGGCGGTGAATGCTTGGATCGTCAACCACAGATGAGCAGTTGTACCACGAGGGTGTTTTTCTTTGAAGGCTTTAATGTCTGCGGCGGTCCACGGTTTAGCGCCACCTTTAGGATTTTTGTTTATGGCTCCGATACCCGCAGCTGGATTGTGACCTATTTCGTCACGCTCCATAGCCCATGCGTACAGAGCTTTGATTGATTTGATTAGGTTGTCCGCTGCGCCGGGGCGACTAGCCCAAGCATCTCGTATCTCCACAAACACGCTTGTGGGGGCATCCATATCACAATCGCCGTATCGAACGTCGTCGTCGCCGCGATAGTCACACATGCGGGTAAGGACGCTTCGACGTTGTTTTAGAGTATCTGCTGACATTTGCTTGGCGGCGACCATGTCTCCTAAGAACTTTAAGTATCGAGCTACTAACCAATCGAGGGAGCGTGTTACTTCGGTCTTCTCGGCAACAAGCTCCCAAACTTCTCCTGCCCGTGCTGCGTAGTAGTGATGTAGAAAATCAGGGTGGGTCGGACCCACAGGCATTGTAGTTCGCTTGGTTTTATCGCCTTCCTTGCGCACACGGTAGCGCTTTGAGCCGCTCGGGGTTTTATCCACTACTAGCCCTGCAAGTTTGACTTTCAATATTACCTCCGCGCAGCCCACTGTTTGGGCTTCGGACTTTGATCCAGAACGGACTCGGTGTCCAGTTTTTTCTGGTCTGTTTCGACGCGGACGCTGCCATCCTTACCCACAGACACGGCGCAGATAGATAAACCTGCGTCCTGCGCTGCTTCGATGGCTCGCTTAATCGCGGCTTTGGTTGTGACAGCTGCTGGCATCAGTCTACGTCCCGTGGTAGCGAGTAACGCTTCTTCATATCTCGTATAGACTGCGCAGTTTTATTCAGAATGTTTCCGATTTCGATGCAGTTAAGCCCAGCGTGAAGCATTTTGTTTACCATTTCAGCGTTGACTGTGAGCGGCTTGGCGTTATCGCGTTTGTTTCTGCCGCCTTTAGCTCCCCGCTCCTTCGCTTCAATCGAACCAGTGGCGTCGCGGTACAAACCCCACGTTTTACGCACTCTGGCATTTTCCATCAGCGCCATTTGTGCCATTTGTGCGCCTAGTTGTTGTTCTTTGTCAGGTGTCAATGCGTTGCTCCAACATCTCTACAAGGTGCTGCAACTCTTCAAGTTGCTGCTTGTTCCCCGGTCTATTTCGTAGTTTAGCTTCTTCGATCATGCCCGATACGCGATTTTTCACCGCTTTTAGAATTTGCTCTATCTCTGCCATTTTTTTATTTAGTCGCCTCCACTGATTTATCGTTGGGCACGAGCGCAAGCGCTTTGCCGTAGTAAAGTTTGTTAAAGTTAAGTTCGTAGCACCGTGCCAAACCACTCGGGATGGTACTGCCCTGCCCTATGTACATGCGTGGGTTGAACGTGCCGTCGGCTTGGTAAATTAGGTATCCCGCCCTATCCAACTCCTCGCGCATAGCCGATGGGGCGACGCCGAACTCTTTGCACCACTCGGACACAGACTTGATGGTAACGAACGCCTTCTGATCGTCGGTGCAGATACGCCCCACAGCGGGTGCGCGGAGCATAAATGCGCTGTCTTCCTTCTTCGCGTTGGCGTTACCCAGTCGCTTAGTCACAATGAGACGGCCCTGTAGCGTGGCGATGTAGGCCGCTAAATGCTCAGAGATGTCGGTGTTGATTTCCTTGCGGCTCTCGCGCAGAGACTTAACCGCTGCTAGCGCCCACTTCTTCATCTCGTTGACGTCGAAGCTAATCAAGCCCAGCTTCGCCGCGATCTTTCCAGCCACCAGCGCAGTTACGATGGTGTCACGGTAGAAGCGTTCTTTGTTGTCGTCGTCACTTTTTGGGTTGAACTTCGCACGGGCAGCTACCATTTGGCGGCGCACCCAGTCTTGGTTTTTAATAATAAAGCGGATAAATGGTAGACACGCTTCGCCATAAACGTGGTCCATGTGGTGTTCGACAAACCCCTGCGGGATGTCCGCAAAAGTGGTTGTAGTAAAGCCCTTCGGCAGCGGCACTTCGAAGAAACGTAGCTGCGTAGCCTCAACTTTATGTCCCGCTGGCAGCTTAGAGATAGTCTCTAAAATGCTGTCGTTTGATGTGATAAAACTGTTCTTGAACCACTCGCCGCCGACCGTGGCGAACTCGCCGTTTGTCTTGAGCCGTTCTTTATCCCGCCCGTTGGCGAGGGCGTAACCTGTACGAGTAAGCTCGTCGGCGGTTCTACCCGATAACTCGTCAAGCAACATAGGTACACTACCCATGATGGCAACGCGTTTTATAGCCGAATTTAGGGTTGTGCCCTGCTCACCTGCTTGCCGCTCCATGTGTTTGTGGTTGCCGAAAAACCCGCAAGCGATCCTACACGCCGTCGTTTTACCTGTGCCGCCGTGGCCGGTGAACGCGAGAGGTAGCCCATGCCAGTTGGACGAACCCATTAACTCGACCAGAACGGACCCCATGGAGTGGCAGAGGGCAAACTGGTATGGCTCAGCGCCCTTACGGTTGTACAGGGTTTCGATGTTTGCGATCCACTCTTCTAAGGTGCCGCTGCGCCCGAAATCCACGGCGACATCAGGCGGCACAGTCTTGGCACAAAGCACTTCAAGAGTATCATCCTTGGTAATCATCTTGGTGCCCATCACGAACCCAGAGCGATCAGGTAGCCAGCCAAACTGACTGTATGTTTTGGTTTCCATTTTCCACGCCTGTAGCGTTTCAATGAGTGTTTCTGCAAATTCCGCCATATCGTTCCTCGCGTTCTTGGTTCGCGTCAGAAAAACTTCATAAGACGCGAAGGTTTTCGCCATCAGATCAGTCGATGCCAATTCGGACGTCGGCATAAAAAACTCTCTCCACGCGCCGTTCTTTTCCTTGGCTCGCCAATGAATTACCCACGTACCTTCGCTGTCCTTGATGCGGTTAAGCGGGTAGATGAACGAGCGGCAGAACGGTTTCCATGTCACTACGCCGTCGGCGTCGGTGTACGCGCGGCTCAGCGACGCGCCGTTCCATCTCCAGCCAGATGTCGGCCAGTAAGGGATGTTCTGCCCTTCGACTATGGTTTGCGGTTGTGGGGTCGTCGTCGTCGAGGCAGAGTTCGATGCAGAAACAGCGGGGGCAGTCTCCTCCTCCACAGATGGTGCCTCTTCTGAGAAGCCCAGCTGAATGGGGAATTTGCACTTACCCGCCACCGGGCAATCTTTCATGCAGCCGATGTGCTTATCCATCTCCACGCAAGACGTCGGGCCGACCTCCCACATGTCAATCTTTTCTTGTGTTTCTTGTTGTGAGTACCCGTCGTAGCCTTCGCTCCATGCGTGAATTTTGCTCTCGCCATCTTCGCAGAACTTGAGGATACCAATGGCGCGGTGCCAGTGGGGTTCATCTACATTACCCATCGTGTCGCGGAACTCGCGCACAGCCGCACAGTTCTCCGCAACCTTGTCTGCGTCGGAGGGTGGGTACTCGCCAGCCGCTGCGAACGGGTTCGCCATGACTGCATCTTTACTACGCGTTGGCGCAGGAGAGACGTTATTATCTTGTATGTATGCCTGTAGTGCCGAACGGATTTTATCTACAGAATACTGTTTGCCCTTCTTGATGAGCTTGACCTCAACAGGAGTGTCGTACTTACGGTTGTGTAGCCCGACTGGGCGAAGAACTCTGGCGCTATCACAGTCCACGGCGCTGTCGACCATCATTGATAGATGTGTCGTGACGTCTCGTTTCATCGAGGCCAGTTCGCCCCACGTACCTTCGTCGATGTCCTCATCAAAATGATAGTACCCGTGGTAGCCGCCCCCACTATCTACGATAGTAGGCGTTAGCTTTAGCGCCCGTGATAGTTTCACGATGTCGTCGAGCGCTTCTTTCTTACTCTGGTAATGCTTATCGTTTCCCGCCTTTACGTCGTAGTCGTCGTAGAGTGCTCGGGCTGCAACGACGTTACCCTGCTTGCGCATGACCATCTTAGGGTTGCCAAACTTATCTAGTTTGCCGTTGCCCTCGTTGTCACGCTCTTGGTACTCAGGGCCAAAACGGTGAACCGCAAAATATACTGTCGTGCCAGCCGCATCGAGTTTTTCGGCGGTCTCTGCGGCGGCTTCGATGTCATCAAAATATTTATGGTCCCACCACGTGCCGCCATGCGACGCTGTCTTGGGTAAGCCTAAAACGACATTACCTGACGTCGGCAAAACCCACCTCAGAAAATCTAATGTGTCCATCTCGTACCTATCTGTTTACATGTTAACGTGTTGTAGTCGGGGCGAACCCCGACCACATGGGACAGGGACTTTTAGTCTTCGAAATTTAAGTTTTCTAAGGCCGCGTCGATGTCATCGTAATCAACATCTGACTGGGTCTCAACCTTGGGTTCTGGTGCTGGCGCTGGCTCGTCAACTTGAACCTCTGCCTTCGGCGGTGCTACGACTTCTTCCACGGCCTCTTGCAGCTTTGGAGACTTCTTGGCTGGCGCTGGCGCTGGCGCTGGAGCGTTGGAGACATGTTCCCCTGTGGTGGCTTTGCCGCCAGACACACCAGTGATTTCCTCAACCAAAGTTTTTTGGTCTGCTAGTACAGCTGTAACGTCAGCTAACTCTTCTTCTGTGATAAAGCGCTCCGGTTTGAATGTTACTGCGAACGCGGCGTTTTTGTCGAAGCCGATACGAGTAACGACGTGGCTTGGGCCTACATTACGCTGAGCCAAATATTTGCCGTACTCGTTGAGGTTTTTGAGTGAGCCGGGAGGGACGCGAAGCAACATAGGATCATTTATTTGATCTGCCGCTGCCACAGCGAGACGCATGTTGTCGTCACACGCTTTGCGCTTCTGACCGTTCTTGATTCGGGAACCCCAGATGTTGTGCGGACAGGCTGCGCATGTTTTGCACTGAGCGGTCTCCGCATCTGCCGCTGGCTTTATACCATCGTGCGAGTAACAATCGGGGGCGCGGTTGTCGCCGTCCGAGTAGTCTTCGGTGTAATAGACCTTAGACTTTTTAGGGTTAACGGATACGATCACGGCCTCGAAAGACCGCACCGGATCACCATGCTCGTTAGTGATGATTTCTTTCTCGCCACCTCTTACAATCGTGAAGTCTTTACCCTTTAGGGAAATGACAGGGAAACCGCCTTCGCTGGCGGCGCTTTGGAATACGTTTTCTACTTTTACACCTTGAAGGTGTGCTGGTAGATTTGCATCTAGGCTAACCATCTCGTTCATATTATTCTCCTATTTACGTCTAAAGTTTACGACTTGCGTCGCGGATGTGTTTACTCCGGGCACGTTGTCCCCGTTGATTTCTTGGTGCTGCTGGTGCGCAGTCTTGTTCACGCGGTTCTCGACAAGTTCCCACGCATCGTTTTCTTTGACGTAACCCCAGAATGCTTCTGGGTCAGCCACCGTCGCCGTCGAACGTGTTGACATGTAAGCAGTACCGACGTCGCGAGAAGACACGCTGTCGATATCACGTTCGTTCATACGCCGAAGAAATTCAACTTCGATCTTGTCCTGCATGTACTTGTCACCGCTGTCATCTTGTGAGTACGCCGCTTTGCGTTGCGCTCTGCGGTCACGAAGCCCAACAAAGACTTTTATGAGATGGCCGTCAGCCAACTCGCATATTTTTCTCTCCATTTTCTTCCTCCTTTTTGGCATTTAGCCATTGGTCAATATCAGATTCGTCCCAACGCAAGACCTTCTGCGAGACCCTAATCGGCTGGGGGAAACTGTCTTCTCTTCGTCGTAGTGCAGGGAGCGCTGCTTTAGTGATCCCTAGCTTTTCCGACACTTGTTCGGGCTTTAGTAAGTTCATTGTAGATACCTTCATATGTGTACACCTGTCAACACATTAGTTCAGATAGGTGCATGGGTCAAGCGATCAAGAGTTCGCGATGCGCTTTAACTTCGTCCAGAAGTGCGCCTTGCATCTTCTGTTTGGTGCGGAGCCGTGCATATATGCGCTTCTCCACGGGAGTGCCTTCGAGACAGATGATAAAATTGTTCATTTTCTGTCCGGGGCGGTTGATGCGTCCGTTAGCTTGCTCGAACGTCTCGTTGCTGGTGATGCAGCTGTACCATACTATTGTACTGGCTGCTGTTAGAGTAAGGCCGTGGCTCATAGCGGCGGGTTGCGCCACGAGAACTTTGGGGTCTTTGGCTTTCTGAAACGCACCAAATATGCGGTCGCGCTCGTCTTTCTTTACTCCCCCGTGAATGATCTCGACGGTGAAGTCTTTGCTTAGCTCCTCCGCTACCATGTTCACTGAGGACACGAACGGCACAAACACAATTACTTTGCCTTGCGCGGAGTGACATATTGATCGGGTCTCCTCAATGCGCGGCGTCGCTGGGATAGTAACCTCGGTGCCATCGGTGGCATAAACTACACCACATGCAATCTGTACCAACTTGCCCATCTTCACTGCCTCGTTGACGGCGGTGATGTCACCCTCGTCCGCTTGGATACGCAGCTTGGCTACCATTTCTTTGTATGCTTTGCCTTGCTCTTTCGTCAGCGGAACGGCGCGGGTCTCGTACATAAGCGGGGGTAGGTCTAAGCACTCGTCGCGGGTGAAGCGCACAGAAGGTTGCATAACTGCGCGTACGGTTTCGGTAGCATCTTTTTTAGCGATCCATTGAAACTGGCTAAGCTGCTTCATAACTTGGCCCTTAAAGCGATTAAAGTACGGCGGGACTGTATCAGGTACGACTAGGCGGCATTGCGCCCATGCGTCTGTAGGAGAATTTGGTGTCGGTGTTCCTGACATGCCCCAACATGCGCGGGGTGCTTTGTGTTTATTGACGACGGTGTTGATCTTACGCCAGCGTGTGGTGCCAGCGTTACGAGCGCATTGTGCAATCTCGTCAACGATCACAAGGTCAATGTCTGTACGATCTTTGAGGTGCGGCTCGATGATGCCAACGCCGTCGTGGTTAATGATATAAACATCGAAGTCTTCTTTAAGCAACTTGATGCGTTTGTCCTTGGCTCCATGCAAAACTGTAAACGTGAGGTGGGGGAAGTGCTGAAAGATTTCGTCAGCCCACGTCCGTTCCAATGTAGATAGCGGCGAGATCACCAATGCTTTGTTCATCTGTCCGATGCTGCGTAGGTAATCGTACGCCCATAGCGACGCCAGTGACTTACCTGTACCTAATTCACTTAGGTTAAACGCACGTTTGTTCATGGACAAGAACGCGGCAGCTTCGCGCTGTGCGTGGAATGGTTTAAAGCGACCCGGCCAGTCGTAGTACGAGCGGATTGGTGCAGGAGCGTCGTACCCCAAGTTGCGCAGTAGAGTGGTTTCTTCTGTACGGTGCGGCACAGCCACGAGAGGCTGACCTTTTACACTGAAACTTTTGGCGCTTGGCACCACGTTCAATATCTTCTCAGGCGTTCTACTTTTGAGTATCAGCGCCTTCTTTTTCGGCCATACTAGCATGGTTGGTTTCCTCATCTATCTGTCTGATGCGTTCATCGCAGATGTGTTTAATTTTTTCATAGTCTAGGCGGCGTTCGCCTTTGTCTCGTAGGACGCGCTTAATGATGTCTGCGTCCCAAGGGTTGAGACCGTACTCAAACCATATGTCCCAAGGTTGAATACGTCGTTTGGAATAGTCGGAATGACCGACGTTGTATTCGCGTGGGTTCATGTCTTCCCTTTGGTGTACATGCCGGGTTTTTTGCCACGCCAGCCTTTATTGGCCTTCGCGCTTACTACTCGAGTGTTCGCCTTGGTATTGCTACCACCAGCATCCAAAGGCACCTTGTGGTCTACGTGCTTGCCGTCGCCTTTCTTGACGCGCCCTGCGGCCACCGCTTGACGCCGCGACTTGTTCGTCGCTGCGCGTTTCTTCTTCACGTCGGCACGGGCGTTGTACTTTGCCTTGGTAGCCAACTCTTTCTTTGAGGACTTAGTCATCACACTTCCTTTTAATAGTATCAATAATACACTTAACTTGCTCAACGTCGTCGACTACATGTGCTAACCCGTAAGCACGTTGTATGTCGTCAATTTCACGTTGCTGGTTAGCCGTGACGTTCTTGATCTTACCCGGTGCTTTAGTCTCGAATGCCATGAACATACCTTTGTAGCAGACGAGAATATCAGGACAGCCAACTCGCCCCATCCCGTTCGACACTGGCATGTAGTACCAAGCACCTACGGATTGAAGGTATTCTTTGACCTTCTTTTTAACTTTGCCCTCGGGTGTCATTGCCATGATTAGTCACGCTCTCGCGCTTTAGCGTCTAAGTAGTCACCGTACATGCTAATATAGGCTTCCAGCCTGTGCAGTAGCTCGTTTTCTAGCAATGTGGCACTTGGCTGCTTGAACCCGTAGCGAACTAATTCGTCGTTGGTTAGCTGCATTGGGTCGACTGCTTGCTGAGTTGAAATTGTCATTTCCATCAAAGTCTTTCTACCAGACCTATAGTCGCTGGCGTTCTACATATTGTTACTTACCACAATGCTCACACAAGGACTGGCCCACAGGGCACCAATTTTTGCATAAACCCGAAGGTTTCGGTAGCCATTTATCTTCTTGGTACGCGTATGCTACCCGCGATAGTCGCGGAAGAAACTCATTCCAGATTTCTGGTAGCTGCTCACGCGTGAACATCTCTTTGTCAAACTTTGAGACTTTTAACCAGATAAACCCAGTCACCACTTTGTTAACCCAAGGATACATTGCAAAGGCCAACGCTGCAAATAATTTTAATTGGTCGTTATCAGGACGATGTTTTCCCGTCTTCCAATCGAGCAAGTACGCGGTATCGGAGCCGACAACTCCGATGTCTATAATCCCACGCACCCACACATCCTTCGCCATCCATTTGGTCTGGCGAAAGTCTTTAGTAAGCGCGACACGTTCTTCGACAACGCGCTTACCTTCATACGACAGTATCTTTTTAACGTACCGTCCGTACTGCTCCATTTCGGGGGGCAATGGCTTCTTACCATTGGCGAAGTCTTCAAGTGCTTTATGCACTTTATTGCCCCAAATTGTAGCCTCGGTCTGTTTCTCAACAACTTGTTTTGTCACACGCGTCAGCTGAAAGCGCTTCGGGCATGTTTCAAACGCAGTAAGCGCTGAGTAAGACCAAGGTTTGGTTAGTTCCACGGTGGTACACCTCCTTCAAATATTTCAGTGTCGATAATTTCCCAGAACTCTAACAACAGCTCCGCTCTAGTTTCTGTGTCGAGCCGTTCAGCCGTTCGGCTGTCGCGGTGCTTGTCCAAAAACAACAGGCGTCGCTTCGCCCACCCATGCTCTAGGTCAGAGACCCACTTTAGGCGCGAGTGGTAGTCCGTCTCGCCGTACAACTCTTCTGCCTTAGTGATTGCACGTGCTGCTCGTTCGCGTCGTTGCTGCTGAACATATCGCCCGTTGACGCGACGTTGTATATTTTGCACCTGCTCCCACGCCAAGTCTTCTTTGCTGAAGCTGTCGCGTAAACCAACAAGGTATTGCACAAATCCATCTATGTTAAACGCATAGGCTTCAATTAACGGCTTCAAGAACTCGTGCGTCTTTGGCAAAAGAAATATGTTTGGGTCTTTAGCAAAGGTCTGCATGTACTTGTCCGTCAGTGTCAGCCATTTTTTGATATTGCTGGGATTTCGCAGCAAGTAATCAGTTGTTTCTCTTAAATCGGGTTCCATCCCGCATCTCCCATAAAATTGTACCGTTGAGGTGTTCCATAGTTTAGAGAGTTTTTGGGTGGGCCGAGTGGTGGGTTCTGCCAATTGGACGCGGCGTTCAACGCATACGCCGCCAGTGCTGGCGTGTTGCAGACGTAAGTTCTAACAGGAGAATACATCGCAAAATATTTACTCTTGATGTGGCTCCATGTGTATACGCTTACAGGTTTCATTTTCTTTTCTCCAAGAACTTACTTACATGTATATAACATGAGCTGAACATAAGTGCACACATTTTAACACCTTTCAAGTAGCTATTTTGCGTCGCCGTATGTATCGGCTATATCGCCTTCGCTCCATGTCACTAGCTCGGGCCACCACTCAGGCGGTGTCCTCATTACTTGTTGTACCGTATCTAGCATTATCTCAGCTTGATCTTCTGGCACGATGTACACTAATTCGTCATGTACCATTAGCGCAGGGTTCATTTCCGTGAGCCTCTGAACTGTTAAGGCGTTGTCGGCGATTACGCACCGAGCCAAGTGCTGCACAATGTTCTCGTCTATTTTACCAGCGTATATTCTGGCCTTGTTTCGGCCATGTCCGTAGACGAACTCTTTGCGGTTATCGTCTTCGTTTACCTCTGTCCGCAAGTCTGGGTACCGAATCAACCCCTTGGGAGTGCGTAATCCTTCAGCTACTGGCACCACCATACCCCACGGATCGACTGCGTTGCCCTCCGCACCTCGCATAATCGTAGGCAATGCGGCGTGGCATGTGCGCCAGCCTTTGGTAATTTCGTAGTATTCGTCACGCCATTTGTCGACGATGTCCCTGCTCTCGTCTTCAGTGATGTCGACGCCGCCCATCAGCTTAGCAACCTTTTGAAACGTGATGTATCCAGCACCAAAGCCAAGCCCTAAGTGAGCCACTTTACCCACCTGACGTTGGACTTTCGTCACTTCGTCGTAGTCGATGTCGTAGAGGCGGCTGGCGAAGTCTTTGTATAAATCTGCCTTCTCAGGCTCCGCTTGGTACATCGCCACGCTTGATGGAACCTTCCACAAGAAATGGTTCACACGTAACTCAATGCCTGACAAGTCGGCGACGACGACCTTGTGGCCTGGAGGGGCGATCAACGACCGACGTAGTGCGTCCGATGGACGGGGGTTGTACGGGTTCACGCGTGGTAAATTCTGTGGGTTATAGCCCCAACCAGACCACCGGCCTGTCGTGTCTGCGCCGTAATACTTTAGCGGGATCGGTACCTTCTTCGTCGGGTGCGAGTTGGATGCGTCCATGAACGCTTGAATGCGTGTTTGTAGAATTGTGGACTTCGCGTCGAGCCGTGCTGCGGCAGCTGTGGCGACGAGCGGGTCATCGTGTTCCTGCAACTCAAGAAAGCCTTCATCTGTCTTAGCCAGCGCCGGTATCTCTTTGCCCGTATTAGGAGAAACTTTAGTTGGAACGTCGACCTTTATGGTTCGCAGGAACGCTGCGAACTTAGCGGCGGACGACAACACCGTCAACGCTGCGGCGGCGGCTTCGTCATCGTCCATATCGAAGTCGTAGACATCCATTTTACGCGCAGCCTCAACGAGCATTGCCTTTTTGCGAATACCTTCTTCTGTTAACGTGTTAGCAAGTAACGTAGCGTCACTTTCGAACGTGGGTTCCACAAGCATACGGATGGTCATGTCTACGAGCTTGACCTCTTCCTTGCGTGTCTGCGGTATTAACTTGAGCAACAGCCCATAGCACTGATCGACGTCGGCGGCGTTGTATACCCGCATCTCATCTATCTCTTCATCTGAGAAGTCACACAGGTTCTTGCCCTTGGTGGCGATGAGTGCCGACTGATCTTTGTAGCCCAGCCCGTAGTGCGCGACGAGTTTGGCGAGGGACAACCCAACATCCTTCGCGTGGATAGGTCTCGCCATTGCAAGTGTACAACCCCAGAGCTTTGGCTTTACGCCAAGTCGCCACGATAAAATCATGCTATCGAAGCCTGAGAGGTTGTGTCCGACAACCCAGTATTGTGACCAGTCCACGTTATTGCAGTAGTCGATGACCGCCTGCTCGCCAAAGACGACGACGGTGGGATCGTTCCCGAACTTAAAGGCGCAGCTGATAATCTCTGTGTCTTCGTGCATACAGTACGCGATGGGTGACATCTTAGTCAGCGAGTGACCAACAGCCCAATATGTTTCTAGGTCAACGGTAGCTATTTTCATTCAGTTTCCTCCACGTATTTCGGATCAATGAAATGGAACTCGCCTTTCTTCGTGGTGCGGTACAGCGTACCGAAACCCACCCAATCATTCTTCTCATCCAAAACGTCCATCAATTTGGCGTCATAAATCAGGCTTTGTATTTCCTCATCCCCCAACGCTCTATCGCAAGTGATGGTTATGCCTTCATTCGTGAAGTGTTTAATGGTTGGTTTCATCACGCTTCCTCCACCTGCCAAATTTTCCACGAGCTGTCCCCGTAAAATGTTTCTTTTTCACTAATCGCTTTTTCGAAAAGACTGCCGTTGTCGAGCAGCTTAAAAATCTCGTCTTCGCTTTCTGCCTCAACGATAATTTCGCTCTCTTTTTCGGTTGAAAGATTAACCTTGTACTTTGTCATCACAGTTCCTCCGATACATCTTCAAGGCGGGATATCAACGCAACAAGTGCTGTACCCAAATCTTCGCGGTCACAATTTAATACGGCATCACGTACGTCCCAAACATTAGGGTTAGCGCTGCACGATAGTGGGTGCGTCTTTTGTTTTACCGTTTCCGTTTGAGCGCTTACCACGTCAGCGGCACCCACTTGGTACTTATTCAAGAACTCCAACAAGGTTGGCTTGTCAGTTGGCACCTCGACTTGCTCAAAGGCATCGAACTGTTTGGCATCGGACTGTGTGCCAGCCCAAGCGCCTTTGCCATCTGTGTATAGTCTCATATTTTCCTCCGATAAAAAATGTGCCGACCAATCTTAGTGATCCTCACACAAGACGTTACCCAGTAGGGTTGGACGTAGTCTGCGTGGTAATGAACCGTGTCTGATGGCACGATGCTAAGGCTGTTGTCGTCGTCGTCGAGTACAGCAGAGGCTACCCACTGCGCACGCTCCCAAGCTTTTCTTTCTTTGGGCTTGTCGCTCTTGCCGTCGTGCGTCCACGAAAATTGCTTACGCTGCCACACGACATCGCACACGGTGTCGGGGTACGTGTCAGACAACACACGGTTCATGGTGACTTGAGCCACGGCGAACTGCGCGACAACAGGCTCTGAACGAGCTTCAAAGTACACATTCAGAGCGAGACAGGTTACGGCAAGCATTAGAGTGCCGATACCAGCAAACCGACAACGATAACGATTGCTGCGCCGATAAGTATGTTGCTCGTGGCGGACAGTGATGTG